CTTAATGGTGGGTTCCCATATGGAAGACAGGTATTGGTTTGGGGCAATAAGTCAAGCGCCAAGTCTTCTTTATGCTTACAAGTTGTCTCTATTGCACAAAAAGAGGGCAGAGTTTGTGCTTGGATAGATTCTGAGATGTCATATGATAAGCTCTGGGCAGAAAAACTGGGGGTAGACATATCTAAACTAATTGTCTCTCAAGCAAGAACAATTAATGAAATGGTTGATGTCGGTGTAAATTTTATTGATGCTGGTGTTGATATTATTGTTATTGATTCAATTACTTCTTTGTTGCCTGCAATTTATTTTGAAAAAGACTCCACAGAACTAAAACAGTTGGAAAATACTAAACAGATTGGTGCAGAATCTCGTGATTTTAGCAATGCTTGGAAGATGCTCAACTATGCTAATAATAAACTTAAGCCAACTCTGTTGATCCTAATATCACAGTCTAGAAACAATATTAATGCCATGTATACTAGCCAACAGCCAACTGGTGGTCAGGCCACAAAATTTTATTCATCTAGTGTGATTAAGTTATTTTCGTCCGAATCAGATAGTCAAGCGATCAAGGGAAAGATACGTGTTGGCGATAAGCTTATTGAAGAAAAAATTGGTCGCAAGGTTCGTTGGGAATTACAATTTTCTAAAACTTCGCCATCTTTTCAGAATGGCGAGTATGATTTTTATTTTAGGGGTGATAATATTGGGATTGATATTATTGGAGATCTTGTTGATACTGCCGAACTTGCTGGTTTGTTTACAAGGACTGGTGCATGGTATCAACTAGAAGATGGCACAAAAGTTCAGGGCAGAGATGGCCTTGTTAATCGTGTTAAGGAAGACCTGGTTCTACAAGACATGATAAAAAATAAGTTGAACAATGTCTAAAAATTTTACAGTTTATGAGGGGGCGTTTAAATGTAAAACTTGTAACAAGATAGTCGGAACAATAAGAGTCTATACAGATACTGGTATGGGGTCTTGGATGTGTCCCGATAAGCATTTATCAGAAGTTCAGGTTTACAAAGTTGGATATAAGAAAACGAAAGAATATGAGCGAAAAGACTGAAAGTAAAAGAATAGGTGCTAAAAAGCACAAAAATTCTGGTCGCAATACAAAGAAGGGAGATGCGACTTGGAGAGATTTTGTTATCGATTTTAAGGAGTCAGATAAATCTTTTACTATAAATCAAGAAATATGGGCAAAGGCTGTAACGGACTCTCTTAGGGCTGGAAAAGATAAGGCTCCAGCAGTTGTTATTGTTTTGGGCGAGGGTAACAAAAAAGTCCGTTTGGCACTAATAGAATTTGAACTACTAGATCAACTAACATGGAAGGCAGAATATGACAGAAAATAAAAATACAATAGAACAGATTAATGGTTTGACAGAAATTGCAGAGTATATGCAGGACGAGGAGCTTACTACTGCCCTAACGTTTATTGCTAAATTAATTATAAAGCCAGACATTCCCTTAAATGTTGCAACCATAGAAATTGTAAGGTTGCAGGCAATTGCAGCAAAAATGTCATTTAGGGCTACATGGATGGCAAATGTTGAGAAGGGCGATAGAAGTAAAAAGAATATTTACTATACCGCTGCAGAGGCTATTAACAACCTGGTATCTGCTTTAAAGTACACGATGCGCTAACTGATATAATTAACTAAAAGGATAATAATGACTAAAAATCTAATAAAGCAGGTAATGATAAAAAGTGAAAAGATTGCGAAGGAAAAATCAGTAAGCTTTGATGTAACTGGTTTAACAGACGTAATTAATTCTGGTTATACAAAAAAACTAGTTCCAATAAAACAGACGAAGTATTCTTTTGCTCCGTCTACCGTTTGCTATCAGCATGGAGAGTGTCCAAGATACTGGTATCTGGCTTTTTCTGGTGCAACATTTGAAGATAAATCAGATGCATTTGGTGTAGCAAATAGAACAAACGGAAGCAAGAGTCATGAGAGGATCGAACAGGCCTTAATGGATTCTGGTATCGCTAAGATATTTCAGAAGGAAGACAGGCATACAAAAGAGATAAAAGATTCAACAGAAGTTGAAATCAGTAACGAGAATCCTCCTATTTATGGATATGGTGATAGCATAATAAATTGGAATGGGAAAGAGGTTCTTGTTGAAATCAAAACTGTTCCCGTGGAAGGATTTGAACATAGAAAGAAAACTGGTAAAGCGAAAAAAGATCATATCATTCAAATACTTATATATATGAAAATTCTTGGTCATAAGCATGGAATTATTATTTATGAAAACAAGAATAATCACCAGTTGCTTCCGATAGTAATTGAAGTCAATGATTATTATCGAGACTGGACAAACAAAGCATTTCTATGGATGACAAATGTGCGAGCGGCGTGGATGAGAAACACCTTGCCAATAAAAAAATACAGAGCAAATTCGGTAATTTGTAGAGGATGTCCAGTCAGAAAAGACTGCGACTTGGCTGGCGAGGGTGTTGTTGAAATTGACTCGCTGGGAGGGTTGAGTGAAAAAATGTGAGCAATGCTCTATGGTATTTGAACCAAATGTGAGTTATCAGATATACTGCAGTGAAGTTTGTAGAGAAGAGGCTACAAAACAGAAGATTGCAGAAAGATATCAAATTCTAAGAACACAAAAGAGAATAGGTAAAAGAAGAATTTGTCTTGGGGGTTGTGGGACACAGCTTTCAATCTATAACGACTCTGGTTTTTGTGCCAACTGCAATGTTCATCAAAGGGCGGTAGAAAAGATGCTGAAGGAACTAAAGGGGTTCATAGAATATGAACAAGACAATTGATCATCCAGAACGAATTTGTGCTATAGATGCCAGCACCAACAGTTTTGCCTTTTCGTTTTACTGCTGTAAGAAAATATCTGATTGTGGAAAAATTGATTTTGAGGGGAACAATATATACGAAAAGGTAATTGATGCCACCATGAAGACCAAGTCCTTTTTTGAGTTTTACAATAAGACAGAAGCAATTGTGATTGAACACACTATCTTTATGAATAGTCCAAAAACTGCTGCAGATCTTGCTATGGTTCAGGGTGCAATTATTGGTGGTGCTGGCCTTGCCAATATAAAAACTATTGGCAGAGTATCTCCTATAACCTGGCAGTCATTTTTAGGAAATAAAAAATTGACTAAAGATGAGCAATTTAAAATACGATCTGCCAATATGGGCAAGTCAAATTCTTGGTATAAGGCATATGAGCGAGACTTTAGAAAGCGTCGTACGGTTAGGTTGCTAGAGGTCATATACGATAAAAAAATAGAAGATCACGATGTGGCAGATGCAGCGGGAATTGGTCATTGGGCTATCAACAATTGGGAGAAGGCCGTGAAATTTGACAAGGAGTGGTCATGAGTGTTAGAATGTATCAGAATGAGCTATGGCTCAGGAAGCGTTACCATATGGACAAAAAAAGTCCAGAAGATATAGCGAAGGAGTGTGGGGTAAGCATAGAGACAATTTATGTATACCTTGCCAAATTTAAATTAAGGAAATCGAAACGATGAATGATAAAGAAAAGTTTATTATTAAGGTTGATCAAGTCAATAATCCTTATCATTATACCAACGATCCAAGTGGGGTAGAGGCAATTGAAATTACTAGACACAGAAATTTTAATGTTGGTAATGCCATAAAGTATCTCTGGAGGGCTGGGATTAAGGATGAATCTAAACATATAGAGGATTTAAAAAAGTCAATCTTTTATATTCAAGATGAAATTAACAGACTAGAGGGCAAATATGTCAAACGCAGAAATAGAATTAGTAAAACATCTTGATGAAATAAACAAGGTTGTTGAGGAGTATCTAAAGGGCAACGACCCGACAAGAATATCAAAGACTCTTGACATACCACGCCAAAGAGTTGTTGCACACCTAAGTGAATGGCGTATTATGGCATCTGCTAACGACGCTATTCGTGCTCGTGCTAAAGAAGCACTTGTTGGGGCAGATGCACACTATACAAAATTAATCAATCAGGCCTATGAAGTTATTGAAGACGCTACCACCACATCAAATCTAACTGCAAAGACAGCAGCGATTAAACTTGTTATGGATATTGAAGCAAGACGAATCGATATGTTGCAAAAGGCTGGGCTGTTAGAAAATAAAGAATTGGCAGAAGAAGTAATTCAGATAGAGAAACGACAAGAAGTTCTTGTTGGTATTCTTCGTGACATAGCCTCTGAACATCCGGAAGTAAGAGATTTGATTATGTCAAGACTGTCAACAATAGCCAAAGAGGGTGAGGTAATCACAATTGTCCAAGATGTTCAATGATTTTATTGATGCTCTGAAGGATGAGCAGTTTGAGACTATTCCTGTAGATGTGAATACATTTGTTGAGTCCCCAAATTATCTTGGACAGCCCCCACTCTCATTAATACAATACGATATTGTTGAGGCTATGAGTCAGGTCTATAAAAAACCAGACTTGATAAACTTATTAGGAACGGATATGGGGCCAAAGCATTATGAGAAATATACAAAAAACGAAATCATTTTACAACTTGGGAAGGGTAGTGGGAAGGACCATACCTCTACTATTGCCTGTGCTTATGTTGTTTATAAGTTACTATGCCTTAAAGACCCTGCTAGATATTTTGGAAAACCGACGGGAGATGCAATAGACATCATAAATATTGCCATTAACGCAGAGCAGGCCAAGAATGTTTTTTTCAAGGGGTTCAAAAACAAAATTGAAAAATCTCCATGGTTTGCTGGAAAATACAGTGACAAAGTAAATAGCGTTAGCTTTGATAAGTCGATAACAGTTTACTCTGGACACTCAGAGCGTGAATCTCACGAAGGTCTAAACTTATTTATGGCAGTTCTTGATGAAATTTCTGGTTTCTCTGCAGATATAGGAACTGGTAACGATCAAGGTAAAACTGCTGACAACCTTTATAAAGCGTTCCGTGGTTCTGTAGATTCTCGTTTTCCTGATTTAGGTAAGGTTGTTCTTCTATCATTCCCTCGTTATTCGGGTGATTTTATTTCTAAAAGGTATGACGAAGTTGTTATGGAAAAAGAAGTGGTAGAAAGAAAACATAAATTTATTATAAATGAAGAACTTCCAGAGGGTCCAGACAATCAGTTTGAAATATCATGGGAAGAAGATCATATTATTTCTTACAAATACCCTAGAATGTTTGCTCTTAAAAGACCAACCTGGGAAGTAAATCCAACACGAAAGATAGAGGATTTTAAGGTAGCTTTTATAACGGATCTAGGGGATGCGATGATGAGGTTTGCATGTGTTCCAACATTTTCATCAGATTCTTTTTTTAAACAAAAAGATAAGCTAGAAAAATGCATGACATTAAGAAATCCTATAGATAGTTTTAAGAGATTGGATTTGACTTTTAAGGCAGATCCTGATAAAGTTTATTATGTACATGCCGACTTAGCGCAAAAACATGACAAGTGTGCTGTTGCTATAGCGCATGTAGATAAATGGGTAAATGTACAGGTCATAAAGGACTACAAGCAGGTTGCTCCTATTGTTGTCGTTGATGCTGTGGCTTGGTGGGAGCCTAAAGTAGAAGGTCCTGTAAATTTATCAGAAGTAAAAAACTGGATAATAAATCTTCGTAGAGAAGGATTTAATGTTGGAATGGTTACGTTTGACAGGTGGCAGTCGTTTGACATTCAACAGGAACTAAAAGCTGTTGGAATAAACACAAACACAGTTTCCGTTGCCAAAAAACATTATGAGGACCTTGCTATGATGATTTATGAAGAAAGAATTGCAATGCCAATGATTCCTTTGCTTCTTGAAGAGATGAGTGAACTAAAGATTATGAGAAATAATCGAATAGATCATCCACGCAAGAAATCTAAAGACTTGGCAGATGCCGTTTGTGGGGCGGTATTTGGAGCAATATCTCACACCAGTAGGGACTCTAATCTTGAGATTGAGGTTCATACCTGGGGTTCTGCTAGTAGACTTGCAGAGAAAGAGAAATCTATGGTAGAATTGGAATCTAGGGAAATGCCTGACGATGTTAGAGATTTCCTGACAGAATACAAACTTATATAATGAATAATATAACAAGGAGAAAAATGAATTCATTGAAAAAAATCGCTCTAGCCGTGGTTGCAGCCATGACTTTGGGCACCTTTATTGCAACACCTGCAAGTGCTGCTGTAATGACAGTCGCTGTATCTCTAGACGGAACCGCTAATACAACAAATTCCGCTATTGCTACACCTGCTGCATTGCCAGTGCCTGCTGATAACACAGTAGATGCTGCAGACGGACTACGCTTTATTGCAACTGTAGATACAGGAACATCAGTTTCTGCTACCTGCACAAATTGCACAATCGTATCTGCTTTGCATACTGCTGCTGCTCCAGTAACATCGGCATCAGGTTCTTCAAGCCTGACCATTGCAACTGGCACAGGAACAACTGCAACGTTTTATGTATATACTAAAACGACAGCAATTGGAACCGTGGTTGTAACAAACCAGGGAACTACATTGACATATTATGTACAGGGAACTGCTGGAAAGATTAATACTCTTTCTGTAAATGCCCCTGCTTCTGGTGCTGCTGGCACCAAGCAAGATATTGTAGTAACTGCAACAGATTCATTTGGCAACAAAGTATCTGGCAAGTCACTTACTGCAACTGTATTTGCTGCTTTGGGAACACTAGATTCCTCAACTGCAACAACTGGATCGGCATTGTCAGATTTTGGAACAGCAACCTTTAAGGTTACTTTGCCATCAACTGGCACACGTTCGCTAATTACATTTGCTCCAACAACTGCTGGAGATGCAACTACTGCAGACATAACTGGTCTTCCTGCTCGTGCGCTTGCACCTTTTGCAGAGATTGCAGTTCGTGATCTTGTAGGAGAACTTGCTGCAGAGAAGGCTGCGCT